GTTGGACGTGGGGGTCAGGCACACGTGCATGTTGCCGACCAGGTCACCGTTGCGGGCAATGGTCACGGACACGCGACCGCTGCTGCTGGGGGAACCGTTGGTGGTCTGCTGGATCAGCTCCATGGCAAAGTTGGTGTGACGCTTGTACACCGCCTGGAAGAAAGTCACCTTGGGGTTACCGGTGAGGTAAACGTCCTGAGCGCCGTAGGCAACCAGTTGCATAAGGCCACCTGCCATGGTTGATTGGTACTCTTAAGCAAGAAAATAATTTAGACGATAGCTTTCCATTTAAACCCACCTGCTGATCGAGCTATACCTTTACAACACCGACTGATGACTCTTACTTCTGCTTTCGACGCCTTACTTGCTTCCCTTATAGTATCATACTCAGCAATCAAAGTCGCCAAGTCGAATGACCATTGCTGGATCTTGGTGAACTTCAAAGGTTCGTTCGTCTGAGAATCCTCTTCTTGAACAAACTTCCAGTGAAACCCGCCTGCTGTCTTTCGACCCTCTTTTCTGTTGCACACTTTACCGATGTGTTCACTCTGAGCTCCTGACTCTTTTGCCGCCTCCTCAACCGACCCGAACGTCCTGATGAGTTCTGTCCCGTCCTTGGACCATTGCTGGACCTCCTTACGGTTCGCATCCCTGAGGAGGTCCTTCGCCTCGTCGTGGTGGTGCTTCCCAAACATGGCGTGTCGTTCGCCTGAGCGCACTGCGCTCATTAGCTCTTTCGTGTCCTCATGAAGCACCTTGTTCTTGTTCCCACCCGTTTCGTTGTTGTATCCTCCTGGAGCCAGGGTCCCACGTTGATAAATCTCCTGGATCTCGAGTTCGTCCAGGCGCTCCTGCCAATTTCCTTGTTTGGGGAAGTTGTGTACTATTTCTATGGTAAATTGTTCCCATCCATATTTACGAATGGCGTTGTACATGTGACGCTTTCTACCGTTCTTCACATCGGATATGTGTCCGTTCAGGCGAACCTGAAAATCCTCATGTGCCGTCTGACCTATATATTCCATGTATGGTTCGAGCTTACATTTTATAGAGTAGACAAAGGGCATACACTACTATAAGTGGTACAAAAATGTTTAGTTGCGTCCAGGCGACATAAACATTTTTGTCCCAGTAATAGTACATATGGCTGACCATGACGAGAACCCTGACATTGACCTGGACGCCGAGGGCGAAGATGAGTTTGACGAGATGATGGATCCCATGGAGGCTCTTGCCAGCTTCCTGGCGACCGACGACGGCGAGACCATCGCCACCTCCCTGGCTGGCATGAAGGATGCGACCGAGGCGATTGTAAAGCAACTGGAGAAGCAGAACCTCATCCTGGTGAAGCTGCTGTCTGCCGTGTCCAACATGAAGACGGTCGCCCCACAGTACATTGCCGCGCCTGCTTGATGCACCAGATTCTGGCTCTTAAAAAAATATAACGCTCTTGTACTATGATGGTCCCGGCTGATGTTCACACACTCGCCCGGGACCAACCAGCAGAACATGCGCACGAAATTCGTATGGAAGTCATGCGTTCTGAGGTGTCAAGTCTCGTCCCAGAACGTCTTGAACATTTTATCGGTCAACTCGAGGAAAAGATGGGTCTCACCTGTAAAGGTGACCGGTTTGCACCGCTCACCAATGGATTTAGACAATTCTTCCGGGATGACGAGCTGGACCCGAATGGTATGCCCCAGAATGTAGACCTGGAGCGGATTCAGGAACAGAAGCGTCGCCTGGTGAACCTCTTCTCCGAGCTGTATCATCGTTCGAGCGAACTGGGAATCAAGGATAAATCTTCCGAGGATGTCAATGGTGATGAGTTTCGCATCGCGCACCGCCTGATGCGACTCATCGAAACAGCCGACGACGCCTACGAAATCATTTTCCGGTACGTCCGGTCATTTGAAAGAATCAACAGCCCGACAGTCGCCCCGATGGCTGGTGATATGGATTCTTCGCTTTTCCGCTGCAAGACAATGGACTCCCCAGACGAGGAGGATGAAGCCAGCCCGTACCAGAGGCTGCTTCTGTACCTCCTGAACAAGACGTATACCCAAAAAATGAAGAGGTACAAGGGGCAGTGTTGTAAACAAATTGAGACGACGAACGGTCACCTGACTCGTGCATGGAAGCCAGTCATGGAGATTAAGGAGTTTGTGTATTTCTATACACAAAAGGAGGACAAGTATGACATGTGGCGTAACCTGACGAGCAAGGGTGGCATCGTTCGGGACACGGTGACTCACTTGTCGATGTGTCGTGACATTCAGTTTCCTGAGATTCAGAAGAACAGGACTGTGTGGTCGTTCACGAACGGTATCTACGTTGGCAAGGAGTGGTGTAAGGATGCATATACGTCCAAGTTTTACCCGTACGGTTCACAGGACATTGCACACCTGGATCCGACGGTTGTGAGCTGCAAGTTTTTCGACCAGGAGTTTCCCGAGCAGAACATGGCGACTGAGAACTGGCATGATATCAGCACGCCTGTGATTCAGCGCGTCATGGAGTACCAACGCTTCTCGAAGGAGGTGATGGAGTGGATGTACGTGTTCATCGGTCGTCTGTGTTTTGATACAAACGACATGGATGCATGGCAAGTGATTCCCTTTCTCAAGGGTATCGCCGGGTCTGGCAAGTCAACCATCATCACCAAGGTGTGTAAGCGATTCTACGACTCGGAGGATGTTCGGACGCTGTCAAACAACATCGAGAAAAAGTTTGGTCTCTGGTCTATTCACGACGGGTTCATGTTCATCAGTCCAGAGGTCAAGGGTGACTTGGCGCTCGAGCAGGCGGAGTTTCAATCGTTGGTTTCAGGTGAGGATGTGTCCATCGCACGCAAGAATGAAAAGGCGTTGTCGATGACGTGGAACGTGCCTGGTATCCTCGGTGGTAACGAGGTGCCAAACTACCGCGACAACTCGGGGTCTGTGCTTCGTCGTCTCGTGACGTGGAACTTTGCACGCCAGGTGTCTGAGCCCGACCCGCAGCTTGATGGGAAGCTCGAGGCGGAGATTCCGACGATTCTGTGCAAGTGCATTCGAGCATACCTCGACTACGCAGGCAAGTATTCGAAGAAGGACATTTGGGGTGTTTTGCCGCCGTACTTCAAGTCTGTGCAGGCACAGGTGGCGACGGTGACCAACCCACTGCAAAACTTTTTGGCGAGCGACAAGGTGTTGTACGGACCAGACAAGTGTATCCCACAGAAGTTGTTTGTCCAGATTTTCAACCAACATTGCCAAGAGAATGTGCTCGGACGATGCAAGTTCAACGAAGACATTTACGCGGGTCCGTTTTCGTCTCGAGAAATTGATGTCCGGCAAGGATCAGCAACATACCGGGGCAAGGCGTATGCAAACCAACGTTTCATCCACGGTATCGACACGATTGAGGAAAATTGCGTGGGAACTGATTTCGACGTCTAGGATCTTCCTCGTGGACCGAAGGTCTAAACGATACAATCACAAACACTGTAATGGAAACCATGACTACTCTGTTCACCGCGTGGGAGAGTACTATCGATGAGTACAAGGACCAGCCGAATGTCGAGATTGAGATTCGGCTGGGCAAGGTGAATCGCGGCACGTTTGATACGAATGTCGGTCAAGCCACGTTTGAAAAGGTACTTCGTCGTCTTCGGAAATACGAGGGGTGGGAATCCACCAAGGAGAGTCAGTCAACTGTATACGTGGATACTGCGGCTGGAAAGCGTGTCGTCATGAATGACGTTACGGATGAGATGGAGTCGTGCGTCGTCAAGAAGCGCTTGCTTGTGAAGGACCAGGTACTCGATGGATATCTAGTGGACGCGCGGCTGGGTATTTCGTCAGAGGTGCCGTATGACCGCGAGGCTGACACTGAAGAGAACTTTACGCGAGTCAAGAAGCGTAAGCGGTACTCGTTCGTACGCAAGGGTCTTTCGATTGACCTGTCCGAGGTGAGCGGCGACGCAGATGATAAGGATTCCGAGGAGGCGACTGAGTACCAGATTGAGCTCGAGATTCTGAACCCGCCAGTGAATGCAGCGGATCGACACCAGGTGTTTAACATCGTCTACAAGATTTCAGACATTTGCAAGATTATGGTCTAAAAAGCCTTTTCACCGCAGGTGAAAAGGCCGTCGTCCGTCCGACGCCGGCGAACAACTCGCTTCGCGACTTGGACTAAATCCCAGAACCCTTCAAAAGCACGCGCATCTCTGTATAAAATACGGTATCTGATGGTGTACACATATAATCCCCGTTCCTGGAATATGTCTCAAGTGAATGATATTTTCCAGTTTCGTTAAAAACAGTCATCCACTCGTCTATTATATTACATTCAACAGGACCTCGAATAATATGGCTCCCTGGAATTCTAAAAATGTGCAAGGTTTGTGTTTCGAGATTGTAAATAAGACCGTCATGAGATTTGAGCAGATACCACAGTCTCCAACTACGTTGTTCACTTAGCTTACCGGGAGGAATCTTAAAATAAAGACGAGTATCTATGCTCGGGTCAGACAAAAAGAAAATTGCGCGTATGATTTCACAAGGAAGGTTTCTCCATATTAAACTATTCATCGTACGTTGTTCTTCTTGAAACGCCTGGCTTTATGCATAACGGTCTTATACGGCACCTTTTCACGTCGAGGAGTCTTGGGAACGTAGCAACCAAACGGTTTTGTAAAGTAAAAGTCCGTCTCGTTGAGCAGGTAGTCAATCTCCTCTGCATCGAAGCCACCCTCCTTCAAACATGAAAACATCAGTTCATTCTTTTTCAACTCTCGCATCGTGGTTCTCTTGAAAAAAGCGTGAAACTCTTGGGGCCATATATTCAACATGTCTTGCATGTTTTCCATAGCGTCTTCGATCGATTGTTCAAAAATTTCAGAACACCGCGTCTCACACGCATCCTCGTTCCACTGATCCTTCAGCTTGTGAAACCCTCTGAAGTATATTGGTCGCCGGCACATGGGACACCCAGTGCCAGTGCCTTTGAGATACCAGCTCTTTATACATCCCGAGCAAAATTCGTGTCCGCAGCACAACTTGCGGCACGGTCCAGTCTCATAGCACACCGAGCACTCCATTTTTTGTAATGAACATCTCTTCTCGAATCAGCTACTGACGGGTACAACACGTATTTTTTAGGACAAGTCCGAAGGACTTGTTTGCCGGATCTTTTTGTACCACGCCATCGAGCACATCGTTCTTCCGTCGGGTGCATCGACTATCGTTGATGTGTCATCATCCGCGAGCCGCCACTTACCCTTGTGTTTGACGTAGACGGCATAGTGTCCTCCACGGAACATTCCCCAGTGAGCGACAATCACAAAGAGCTTCATACCGTGGTACGTGTCTGGCACAATTTCAACTGGACACTTTTGTGTGAAAATGACAGACAGGCAATCACCAGTCTCTCGGATGACCGTCTGCATCGCCGCCGCGTTGTATTTTTTACCAGAGTCGTCGACATAGTCACTTAGAATGTGATACTTGTCATACTTTTGAAGGTGCTCCGGTGAATCAACAAAGAGAGAACAAAAATCTGTCGTCCGTGATGATGTTCCACCGGGAAATACAACCACCTGTTCCTCTTTTCCGTAAAAGATGGGTTTCATATAGTCGAGTCCGAGGGACTTTTCGAGTGCATCCATGAGTGCTAAAACAGCCTCGTGGGCATCGTGTTGTTGCAAAGGTGTAAAATCTGTACATTTGGATCGGAACGCATCGATCAGTTCACGTGGATCGAGAGGATCCGTCTCTTTTCGGGACCACATCTGGCGAACCAGGTGAGAATACGCACGAGTCACTTCGCAAGGTCCGTCGTAGGGACCTTCGCGGAGAAACCGATTCGTGAGTGTTGGAACATGTGCTAGGCACTGTACTGCCGAATTGAAGTAGCACGTGTTTCCGACGTTGAGCAATCCTCTTGACATTGTGTACTAAAGCCTCAAGACTTTTATGTACTAAATGATGCTCGTCTTTGTCGCCAAGCCGCTCCGCGGCTTGTCTCCGGTTGTGTGCACTGCACAGCCCTCGCGCAAGAAGGGTCAGATTCGGTATAAACTGAAACAGGCGATTGAAAACGCCCAGAACCTGTGCACGAATTTTGAGGATACGCCTGAGTGCCGCATCGCGTGGGATGAGGTGAATGATCTGACGCGTGCACTTCACAATCAGATTCCTCCGCCTTCAGATACGGAGCGAACTGAGATTTCAAAGCGTGAGTATGACGTCTAGTTCATCTTAGCCATGCCAACATCGTGGCCGTATCCAGAGCGCTTGCTTGGGAAGTAACGCATGGCGAGCGCCGCCAGCAAGATAAAGACGATGGCGTGCAGAATCAAACCACCCGTCTTGGCAAGGCCATCCTGGGTAGCAACCCAGCTGCCGAACACCTTACTGGTCGCCTGGTAGGTCATGGGGCTGGCGACTACGGCATAAAGGGCGGCGGGAACAATGTAAAATTTAGCAACGTCGGACATTTCTTAATTACAAAGAATAAAATTCACCGAGCTTAATGTCCTCTCGCAAGTTGACAATTGTCCGATCATACGTCCGACGATTGTTCGGATGCGTCTTGTCTGGGCGCTCCTTGAC